TCTGTTACTCTTACTGGTGATGTAACTGGTTCTGCTTCTTCACAAGCTGGTTGGAGCATAGCAACTACATTAGCAAACTCTGGTGTTACTGCGAATACTTATGGTAATACTTCATAGTAGACTCCATCTCACGGTGGTACATTTAATATTCCATATTTTAAAGTTGATGCTAAAGGTCGTGTAACGTAGGCTGGAACAACAACTGTAAAATTACCTGCTGATAGTAATACTGATACTAAAGTTAATGTTATTAAGAGAGGAACATCTAAATCTTATATTTTAGGAGATACAACTGCTCCTCCAGATTCAGCAGCTGCCCATACTGCAGTAGCAGAATCTCATATTTATATGACTACGACTGCTGGCCAAATAAGTGCAAAAAGTTATTCATTTAATGATGGGGCAGCAACTCCAACAGAAAAAGCATAGGTTATTTATAATACAGCTAATGGTTGTTTAGAAATTGTTGTTGCTTAATCGTCGTAAGGAGGTTGACAAAAATGCTTTTTTCTGATACAATAATAGAAAAAGATCATATGTTTCTTCGTAATTTAATTAAAAATGCTCCTGCTAAAGATGTATGGTCAACAGCTAGTAGTAGTTATGGAATGTTTAGTTGTAATTATGAAATTCCATTAGAAAAAGAATAGTTATATTATGTTCGATATACTTATAAATTTTCTACGACTAATCAATCTCCTACTTGGGTACAATATTATATACAAGGTGGCAATTCTACTATTGGGGCTGCCCGCATAAATAATCCAGCAGCAGGTACAGAGTATACTACTTCTGGTATAGGAAAAATGTCTTTAACAGCAGGAACTTTAATTAGTGGAACTATTTATAATGGAAATAGTAATGCAATCTCTGGGGTAACATCTTAGATAAAAAATATAATGTTTTATAATGTTACAGAATTATTTGAGGTATTGCGTGCGGCTGAATTAGCGACAACAGAGACAACTTTAAAAACTTGGTGTGATAATAATCTAGATTATTCTTCTCCTTATACTAATTATAATATTAGTAATTTAATTACTAATACAAATAAAAAAGTATATATTAAAAAAGGAAATTTAACAACTTCTAATTTTGTAGAAGCGGATGGGATGCGTCATTATGGCGTAAGTTCTACAATTAGGAACAATACTTACTTTGATACTGGAATGCCAATCGCAGTATATAATAATAGTGGAGGCGGAACAGTAACTCTCACTAGAATAGATGGAAAAGAACAAAATTCTCCATTTTATCCAGAACATAAATATATATGCAAAATAGTTACTAATGGGACTGCTTCTCCAGGAACTGGAGGTTTTGTCGCAATCCATACTGCTGCGGCTAATAAAATTTTTGTAGAAAAATTTGTAGCTAAAATTCCAGTAGGATATACTGTTAATGCTTACTATAATTCACAAGGAAGTGGCTCTTCTGTGACTTATCTAAGCCGAAGAGCCGGTACAGGAGATTGGGCTGAGTATACTATATTATATAAATGCGGTTCTTCTGGTTCATTTTCTTCTGGTGGTTATGTAGCATTAAGCGGCAGTAATAATACTAGTGTTACATGGTATGTTGCTTATGTAAATAATTGTGATATTACTTCTAATGAAAATTTAAAAAATTATTCTGTATTAAAAAAAATAGAAAGAATAAAACAAGATTATTATTTTACTAATTAGATAAATACTTTAAATTTATAGCCTAGTACAGAAAAACAGATATTAGGTTCAATTCCCTCTACTTGGTCTTATGATTATAATGATTATGCAGGGAATGCAAAATTTTCAATAGTATAGTCCGTAAATGCTTCTGCTGGAACAGTAGGAAATAAAATACCTATTAAACCAGGATAGCGATATAAAGTTTCTTATTGGGTAAAATGTAAGTAGGATATGAGTTCATTTTTAACTGCTATTAGAATTTTTATTGGAAATACTGAAGTGACTCATTAGAATGTTGCTTATTATGCTGGGACAAAAACTTAGTTAACACAAGAATTAAAATCTGGTGATACTTAGATGGTTGTAAAGACTAATGCTAATTGGGCATCAAGATCATATAGTAGAATTGGATTTAGAAGTTCTAGTGCTAAATCTTGGAATGATAAAGGGACTTCTAATGGATATAATGGAAGTACTGGTTTAATATCTGGAATTGAAGGTACTACTATTGTAAAATTTAATACTGCTTATACCGGTTCTACTATGCCAGTAAATACTTATGTAGTAGAATCTTTTGATGGATCGACATATCCATATCCTATTTATAAAAATGCTTTGCCAACTAATAATGAATGGAAGTATGTAGAAGGTTATTTTGGGGCTAAAGCATTATGGGATGGTTCTGGTGGAGCTTGGAGTAATATCCCATATGATACTACACATATTATGTTATATATGAATATTTATAATAATAATGGTACAGTGCCTATAAAATACAGTAATATTAAAATTGAACCAATTTCTGGTAATGGTCGATATGAAAATAAAATTCAAATTTTAGGAGGGTGAGATTAAGAAATGGCTATATTGGGAAGTACAAAAATAACTGATTTGTCCCTCTTAGATGGGATTTTAGGGAATATGAATCCAGTCAATACTGGAGTTTATGATTTGGGCACAAGCTCTCTTAAATGGAGAATGTTATATGGTAATGTTACTGGCGATTTAACTGGTAATGCTTCTAGTGCTACTAAATTAAAAAATGGTCGTACTTTTTAGATCAAAGATGCTGATAATACTAATGCGGGTACTGCTAGTTCAGCTTTTACTGGAGAAAGTAATTTAATAATTAATTTACCATCAACGATTAAAGCTACATTAAATGGTAATGCTGCAACAGCAACTAAAGCTACTCAAGATAGTGATGGTAATGCGATTAATTCTACTTATCTTAAATTATCTGGTGGAACAATGACTGGTCCTATAAAATTTCCTACTGAATCTGCGGCTTATACTAATGGAATTAGATTTTTAAATAGTACAACAGAAAAAGGTAGTATTGGTGTAGATAATAATGGTATTCTTGGAGTATTTGGAAGTACTAAAATTTCTTTACGACCTGTATTAAATGCTGCGACTGATGGAGTAGAAATTACTACTTCAAGTATGATTCCAACTAAAAATAATGCTGTATCTCTAGGGACTTCAAGTAAGGAATGGTCAAATGTATATGCTACTACATTTCATGGAGCTTTGGACGGTAATGCAGCGACTGCTACTAAATTTGCCTCTGCACAATCAATTACTTTAACTGGAGATATAACAGGGACAGTTTCTTCATAGGCAGGTTGGTCCATTGCTACAACAATTGGCAGTGGTAAAGTTACCAATGCTATGTTAGCTGGTTCAATTGCCAATAGCAAATTAACTAATTCTAAAGTAACTATTGCTGGGAATGATGTGTCTCTTGGCAGTTCATTAACAGCAGATACATTGCGTACTTCATTAGGTCTCTCTAATGCAATGCACTTTATCGGCGTAGCAACCGTGGCTATCACTGATGGTAGCACAACTGATCCAGTTATCTCTGGATACTCAACTAAAACCGCTGGTGATGTTATCATTGATAAAGATACAGCTTATGAGTTTGTATGGAGCGGTTCAAAGTGGGAACGTCTTGGTCCCGATGGCAGTTATAAAGTAGTTTAGACTAAAATTACTGATAGTACTGGGACAGCAGAAACAACAACTGCTACTCGTTTTGTTTATTCAGTTTCTTAGGATGCAAATGGTGTTATTAGTGTAAAAACTCGTCCATTACCTACTTATAATAATTATAGTTTACCAACAGCTTCCACTTCTACTAAAGGTGGTATTAAGGTTGGTACTGGCTTAACAATGAGTGGTGAGGTGTTAAATCACTCAAATAGCGTGACTGCGCAGAATACTCAAGCTTTATATCCAATTAAGATTGATGCCCAGGGCCATATTAGCGGATATGGTACAGCGGTAACAAGTTTACCTGCAAGCGATGTTCATGCCTGGGCAAAGGCTTCTACAAAGCCAACTTATGCTTGGAGTGAAATCACAGGAAAACCTTCTAGCTTTACACCTGCATCTCATACACATTATGAATTAGTAACAATTGGTGATTAGCGCAGTACTGCTACAACACCTAATACATATGCTAATAAATTAATTTTCCAAGGCTTAAAATCAAAAGCAACAATTGGGAATCCATCTAATGATACTTATTCATATGTTATTGGATTACGTGGATGGTCTGATAGTTCTGGCGGTAACTCACATGAATTGGCTTTTAATAATACTGGTTTACAAATTCGTAATGGTGCTACAACAACTTGGAATGCTTGGCGTCATATAACGACAGCTGATTTATTAGGAGTTGGTGGAACAACTACTCCTGTTTATGTAGCAGCAGATGGTAAAGTAACAGCGTTAGAATATACAATTGCTAAATCAGTCCCTGCTAATGCTAAATTTACTGATACAGATACTAAAAATACTGCTGGTTCTACTGATACGACAAGTAAAATTTTCTTAATCGGTGCTACATCATAGGATACGAACCCATAGACTTATAGTGATAGTGAGGTTTATGTCTAGAATGGAACTTTGTATGCTGTTAAAACGCAAGATTTAAGTGGTACAGCTAATAATAAACCTGCTTTAATAGTAGGTGGGGTGGATACTTCTACGCATATGGAATTTGATGCCAATGAAATTTAGGCAAAAGCAACCGGAACTTCAGTAACATCATTATATTTAAACAATGATGGCGGTTTAGTTAATATTGGTTCTGGTGGTTTATAGATTGCAAGCTTAACGGCTTCACAGGCTGTGTCTACTGATGCTAATAAAAAATTAGTTTCGACTAATCTTACTGTATCTGCTAATGCATCTGGCAGTGGAATCACATTTATTGATACTATTTCCTAGTCAGCAGTAGGTAAGATTTCTATTGCTACTAAAACTATTCGTAGTGGTACCACATCTCAAACTGGTGTAGTATAGTTAAGTAGTGCTACTAATAATACTAGTGAAACATTAGCCGCAACACCAAAGGCTGTTAAATCGGTTTATGATTTAGCTAATAATCATAAATATTGGGCTAATGTAGAAGCTACATCTGCCGCAAGTTATAATAAAGTGCCTGAAATGGCAACAATTAAATTAAATGGCAATACAAGTGCTACTGCCGCATCTACATCTAATGTAACATTAGTGTATGATACTACTTTACAAGCACTTAACTTTGTATTCGCATAATTAAGAGGAGGTTATATATTATGAGTTTACGAGTATGGCTTCCCCTTAATGGGGATTTACATAATTAGGGATTAAGCTCTTATAATAGTACATCTACAAATTATACGGTAATAAATTAGGGAAAAATTGGAAAATGTATAAAATGCACTAATTCAATTAATACTGGCATTCCAGCTAATGGTTGGGATTTTACTACCACCAGTATTTCTTTTGGGGCATGGATTAAAATTAATAAAGCAGAACTAGAGACAAAAACTTCTGCCGCTACATACTCTTCAGTATATACATCTTGTGGAGGTACTCTATTAGGAAATCATAATTATGGCGGTTTTGGTTTAAGATGGGCAACTAATAATATTTAGTCATCAGGAAGTTTAACTGATGTATATATTTATGCTAATATGAGAAACAAAAATCGTGATACTGTAAAGACATCAAATTATACAGTTCCTTTTGATACTTGGACACACGTAATAGTTATTTTTAATAGAGAAAAAGGAACATTAAGTCTGTATATAAATGGAACTTTATTCTAGACAGAATCATCTCCTATTGTAACTTATGGAACGACAGGAAATATCAGTCAGGGTGATTTTTATATTTGTTAGGCTTCTTGGGATAGTGGAAAAGGAAATACTATGGCTGGGCCATGGCAATTAAATGATGTTCGCATTTATGATCATGCTCTTAGCGCAAAAGAAGTAGAAGAAATTGCTAAAGGATTAGTGCTACATTATAAATTGGATAATAATGGACTTGGTGGAGAAAATTTATTGGCTAATAGTAAATTAGATGGAAGCTATACATACCCAACATCTTCTTATAATAAAGATTGGTATGCTTCAATTACAACTTCGATTCCAGATGGAGATATTTATACATTATCTTTTGAAGCTAAGTCAACTGTTAGTGGAGATAAAATGAGAACTTATTATTATAGCCCAAATACTACTACTACTTGTGTTTCTAGTCAGGGGATAACCAAAACAGCTTCTGATGGCTATATGGATTTTACACTAAGCACTTCATGGACTAAATATTGGGTTACTTATACTCAAACCGCAACTACAGCAGTAAAGCATGTTATTTGTCCAAGATTGGTTTCTGGGCAAGGGACTGGAACTGTTTCTGTTAGAAATGTTAAACTTGAGAAAGGTTCTGTCGCAACGGCTTGGTGCCCCGCAAAAACTGATACTTTATATGCAGCTTTAGACACCGAAGGTGTTATATATGATTCCTCTGGTTATAATAATAATGGCACTATTGTTGGCTCGTTAGAGACAACAACTCCAAGTCCACGATATAGTTGTGCTACTTATTTTAATGGTACAGATACTTTTATTGAAGCAGAATCATTACCAATAGAAACAAAAACAATAAGTGCTTGGATTAAATGGAATAATATTCCTGCAAGTACCCCATATTCTGTTCCTATCCATGATAAAAATTCTGGCCTAGCTATTGGCGTATATGAGAATGGAAATAAACTTATTTGTTATGCTGGACCTGCAGCAGGAGGAACTGGAAGTTGTATATCTTGTTCATTGACTATTAATAATTGGTATCATATTGTAGTTGTAAAAACAGGAGATACTACTAGAGATGTATATATTAATGGTGTTAAAGCTATTCCTACTTCAAATAATTGGTGGGGTGGAGATTTAAATAAATTAAATATAGGATGTAGACATATTAGTGGAAATTATGCTGGATATTTTAATGGCAGTATAAGTGATTTTAGAGCTTATACTATTGCTCTTACTGCAGAATAGGTCGCAGATCTATACCATACTTCAATGGCAATAGATAATCAAGGCAATATCCATGCTAGAGAGTTGGTGGAATTATGAGTAATATTCTTATCAGTCCATCAATGGGTATAGCATCAAAAATTTGGACAACAGGATTAAGTAATTATACTTAGGCTAATTGTCAAGTTACATTAACTAATAAAGGATTGAGAATTTATCGTCCTCCCAATAAGACACCGTCTGCTGATGGGAATACTATGTGGGGAGGAATGCGTTTAGTTAATGCTACAACTACAAGTCTTTCTCATACTTATGATTCAACTAAAGATAATTTTTTTGGATTAATTTAGGGGCATACTTATATAATTAGATTTCATGTATCGGGACAATCAAGTAATTCCTTTGCTACATTTGAATGGACAAATCAAATGGGCTGGGGAGGAGGAGGTTTATAGCCAACTCCATCTAATATTGAAAAGCATGGTATTCCTGCTAATTTTAATGGTGAAGAAGAATGTTTTTATAAATTTACTATAAATGATACAATATCAAAAACTTGCACTTCTACTTATAGTTATGCTACATAGGGGAATACTTATTTATCATATACTCATTTTGGAGTTGGATTTACTTATGCAAATACAGGAGCTTTAGGAACAGATATTTATATAAGTAATTTAAGAATGTATGACATTACTACTGGAATTAATTATTCAGTTAATAAAAGAGGATAGTTATTACCAGAAGAAATAATAGAACAAGGAAATATTGCTAGTATTCAAAAAGGAGGCAGTATTCTTTGTGATAATTTCTATGAGTATTAAAAATCTCTACGAGATTTTTAATACTCTAAAGTGCGCTTTACCAAATTTTTTAATAATTTTATAGTGAAAAGCATTGGTATTTTTGCTAAAAATATTAAAAAATTTGGTAACGGCGGTTTGACAGACTAGAAAAAATATACTATAATAAAAGTAGTATTTTGAGATAAATTAGAAAGGAGTTTAATTGACAAATGAGTTAGAGTTATTGTGTATATTGTCATACTAATAAAATAAATGGTAAATAGTATATAGGTCTAACCGGAGAAAATCCACCTTCTAAACGGTGGGGATCTAATGGTATAAATTATATAAGTTGTACTCATTTTTATCATGCTATTTAGAAATATGGATGGAATAATTTTGATCATATAATTTTAAGAAATAATTTATCATTAGAACAAGCTAAACAATTAGAAAGTTATTATATAAAAATACTAAATACTTTATCTCCAAATGGTTATAATTTAACATTAGGTGGAAATTATCCTAATTTATTAGCTCCTGAAACAAAAGAGAAAATGCGCCAAGCTCATCTCGGTAAAAAAAAGAATGAAATTACTAAAAAACATATGTCTCAAGCAAAATAGGGACATATTGGTTATAATATAAAAGCCGTCTGGATGTGTGATAAAGTCACTCATGAACGACTTAAATATTTTGTTTCTATGACAGAAGCAGAAAAATATTTAAATAAAAAATATGCTTATGCTCATATTAGTCATGTATGTTCAGGTAAACAATTAAGTGCATATGGATATTTTTGGGAATATGCTGAAAAGGAGGAATGACTTATCGCGCAATTAAAGGATTTAATTGTGACTGGTGCTTCACGATTAATTGGTGATGTGTTCACTAATAAAATATAGATAACAAAGGTTGATGCGCCAACTGAGTCAAATGGTACATCTTATGGCCCTGGTTCTAGTGGATAGATTTTAAAATCTAATGGTACTAGTGTTTACTGGGCGAATGATAATAATATAGCTGGATTAATGGGTAGTACAGCAATTGGTTCCTCAACAAAACCCGTTTATTGGGACGGTAGTGCTTTTAAAACTATTACATCTTATGAAGGTAATGCTGCTACCGCAACAAGTGCAGGAAAATGGACTACAGCGAGAACTCTTACTATTGGTAATAAAGGATAGAGTGTTGATGGGTCTTAGAATATTTCTTGGACACTTCATGATATATTAAATGGAACTTAGATGGGAACGAGCACTACTTGGTAGCAATATAATCCAGGTGTATATTCTGTTGCTTCTAGTGCTGATGCTTTTACAGGTGAAGGTAATCCTGAACATGCAAATGGAGGTTTAACTCCTTATAGATATGGGTAGTTAATTGTTTCTCGTGCTGGAAATGGTGGAGTTGCTTAGTTTTATATTTCTCATTGTGATAGTGGATATAGTAACTATGGAATTAAGTATCGTTCTGGTTGGAATAGTACTTATAATGCTAAATGGGATACTTTATTAGATAGCACTAATTATACTAATTATACTGTTACTAAAACAGGTACTGGAGCCTCAGGAACTTGGGGCATTTCTATAAGTGGAAAAGCGGCAACTGCAGGAGTCGCAGATAGCGCAAATGCGGTTGCTTGGAGTAACGTGTCAAGCAAGCCTACAGTTAATTCTCCATCTACCTCTGGAACAGAAATTTCATTTATTGATACAGTTTCTCAAAGTAATGGAACTATTTCTGCTACTAAAAAAACAGTTAGAGATGCTAGTGCCTCACAAAGTGGCATTATTAATACTACTTCACAAGTATTTGCTGGAAATAAAACTTTTAATGATGCATTATCTATTAACGCTAATAAAAATTATAATTGGGAAACTAATACTAATGCATTTTTAGTAAATAAAGATTTAACTTGGGATTCGAGTAGTTATTATGAATGGGTATATTTATTAATACCAGTTTTGACATCTAAAAATTAGAGCTGTATGAATTATATTGAAGGTACATTTAATTTTTGGAAAACTGGTGGTAATGTTTACGACAATGTTAAATTAAGTTTAAATTGTTGTTATAACAATTTAGAATATTACTTAGAAAGTTATGGATAGGATACAAATTGGAAATTAGTTACTTGCACTTATAATGGTATAAAATATTATGCATTAAAAGGTTATTATCATGCTAATCCATATACTCATGTAAGTTTTTCTGGTCATGTACATTCACAATTGGCAGGTGGTAATAATACTTCAACTAAACCATTAAATTTACCATATGCTGTTGCTTATTATAATTATCCTTCTAGTTCTGCTAATGCAGCTGTCTTAAATAGTGAGATTTATAATAGTATTAGTGATACTTTAACTGATACAAATGTAACTTCAGTAAATCGTAGAGGATTAAGTAATGCTGGAGGCTTTATTGGTAATGCTTCTACTGCTACAAAATTTGCTTCTGCTAAATCTGTTACTCTTACTGGTGATGTAACCGGTTCTGCTTCTTCACAAGCAGGTTGGTCTATTAATACTACTCTTGCTAATAGTGGTGTTACTGCAAACACTTATGGTAATACATCTCAATAGGCCCCTTCTCATGGAGGAACTTTTAATATCCCATATTTTAAAGTTGATGCTAAAGGTCGTGTAACATAGGCAGGAACTACAACTGTAAAATTGCCAGCAGATAGTAATACAGATACTAAAGTTACTCAAAATAATACTATAGCAGCAAACGATTATCGTATATTGCTTTCTACTTCAGCAAATGATACTGCTGAAACTAATACTGTAAATAAAAGTACTAATTTAAGATATAATCCTTCTACTAATACTTTAAGCACTGGTAATATTACTGGGACTGGAAACTTAAATATTACTGGTAATGCTAATTTAAATAGTGAAACCTATGCCGAAAGTATAACAGCAGGTTCTTTGTTAGTAAATGGTAATACTAATTTCGTATAGATTCCTACAGCACCTACACCAGATGCTTCTAGTAATGATACTTCAGTAGCAACAACTGCTTTTGTAACATCTGCTTTAACTGGTGTCTCTAGCCCAATGCGTTTTATTGGTTCATTAGGGACTGGGGGTACTGCTACAAGTTTGCCTGCCGCTTCTGCCGCAAATCAAGGGTATACATATAAAGTTATTACTGCCAATACTTATTAGGGAGTTGCTGCTAAAGTCGGTGACGTATTAGTAAGTAATGGTTCTAGTTGGATTCTTATTCCATCTGGTGACGAGCCAAATGGCACTGTAACTTCTGTTACCTTAAAAGCTGGAGGTGGAATCACATTAGATACTGATAATACCGCAATTACAGCCTCTGGCACAAGAACAATTAGTCACAAAGATACATCATCTGTAACTAATTTAGCTGCTAATGGACGTACATATGTTACCGGTTTAACATTTGATACCTATGGACATGTGACTGGATATAGTACTGGGGCAGAAACAGTAAATATTAATTATGGTACTACTACGGCAAAGATTGGTACTACTGCTGCTGGAACTGCAACTACAGTTTCTCGTAGTGACCATGTTCATACCATTGATTTAGCTACAGGCGATAATAATGGGCAAGTAAAAATTGCTGGTACTAATATTGACGTAAAAGGTCTTGGAAGTAACGCTTATACTTCTACAGCTTATTTACCATTAGCTGGCGGTACAATGACTGGTGGGGTTACATTTGTTGGTAATCAATCTTCAGCTTTTAATGATAAAGGAATTATGTTTACTAATGGTTCTAGAATTGGAGAAAATTCTAGTAAAGCATTAGGATTATATTCTTGTAGCACTCTTTATATTCGTCCTAATTCTGTTACATCATCTAGTGGAAAAGGAATTGAAATTTCTTCTACTACTATGTATCCTACAGTAAATAATGAAATGAGTTTAGGAGATTCTTCTCATAAGTGGACAACAGTTTATGCTACAACATTTTCTGGTAATGCGGATACAGCAACTACTGCTAATAAATTAGGAATCGATACAGTAGGTTCTGCTAATTAGCCGATTTATTTAAATGCTGGGGTTCCTACAGCAATTGAGTGGAAATCTTTAGGTGGCTCTCATCCAACTCATCTTTATTCTGCAACTTCTACTTTTACAACTACAACAGTACCAACTTCAGATTGGTGGGTGCGCATTACTTTAGATAGAACTTGGGATCCAAATTTAACCGATGTAGTTATTAAAGCTTCTTATTCTAATAGAAGTGGAGTATTATATTTAGATTGTGATTCTTATAATGATTTATGGCGAGCTTATTTAACTAATTATCGGACTAATATTTTAGCTATTAAGCGTGTTTAGAATTCAAGTTCTAAAAAAACAGAAATTTATTTAAAATTAGCTAAGCCAACCGAATATAATGGTTCTACCCCACAAGGAACTATAACTGTATATTCTCCTGTGGCAATAGATAGTATTACTCAATTGACTGCAGACCCAGGCGAATTAATTAATTTAAAATTTGGATATAATAGCAATACACCAATTACTACTTCTAGTACTATTTATGGGAATTTATCTGGAACTGCTACTAAAGCGATAAATGATAGTGATGGTAATGCAATTAATTCTACTTATGTTAAAAAATCTGGAGATACAATGACAGATTCTTTAACGATAAATAATCCAACAACAGATAGCGCTTTATATATAAATAACACCGGTGGACAATTAGTACTTTATTCTCATAAAACAGATAATTATTCTGGATTATGGGCTGGTCCAAAAGGAACCGATACGGCGGGCAGGAGTGTAATTTCTATTGATCCTAATAATAACATCTATTTTAATGGTAGTTGTAATAGAGCTACAAAAGATAGTTCTGGAGCCGTTATTAAAGATACATATGTCAAAAAGACCGGAGATACTATGAGCGGAGAATTAATATGCTCAAATGCGAATGGAATTCGTTTTACATCAGGCAGTGTTGCTTCTACAAATGTTTCGGGCACGACTAATTAGTCTTTATTGCTTCGAAATGATGGTAGTAATTTCTGGTTTTTATGTTGTAACTCTGATTCACCAGGAGATAACTGGTATGGGGACCATCCTCTTTATATTGATTTAGCTACTCATTATGTCCATGCCTATAGATTATATGGTGCTGTTTGGAATGACTATGCTGAATTCCGTAAAGATAATCCAGAAGAAAAAGATATCCAATAGCCAGGTCGTTGTGTGCGCGAAATTGGTAATGGTGCGTTAGCTCTTACAACTAAACGCCTTGAGCGTGGATGCGAAATTATATCTGATACATTTGGATTTGCAATTGGTCAAGATAAAGAAAATGGATATAATACTCCTATCGCTTCTAATGGACGCGTATTGGCTTATCCTTATGAATCAATTGAAGAATTTGCATCTCATATTGGTTGGCCTGTATGCTCTGGCCCAGAGGGAACCGTTAGTATAATGACTGAAGAAGAAGAAGAAAAATATCCCTCTCGTATTATTGGAATTATTTCAGAAATTCCTGATTATGATGAATGGGGTGCTGGAAAGGTTAAAGTAAATGGCCGAATTTGGATACGTATTAAATAAGTTCAAATTGGGCAATTTATAATAAAAATAAATAATCATTTTTCAATAAAAATGAAAAAGTAAAAACTTTAAGGAGGAATTTAATAATGAAATTATTTCTTAATGGAAAAATAAATGAACCTATCAATGTTGATAGCTTTAATCGTAATTTAAATATCTCTAGTGAAGATATTCTTTTTGATATTTATTTTTCTACTAACAATCTTGCTGATGCTTTAAGTTTTGGTCATCTTGTTTAGTATGCTACTATTCCTATTACTGAATATGTGCTTTCTACCGATGATGATGAAGTTGTTCTTAATGTCGAAGATATTAATGCAAAATTAATTAATTTTGGAGAAAACTTTAGTGACGGAAGTTATACCGCTAGTGCGGCAATTCAACAGATGGAAAAATAATAAAAAAAAATGGGGCCTGTCTCAATTATCGAGACAGGCCCCATTTTTTTTTTATTTCTTATTAAAATTAACTTGTGCTTCAATAGTTTCTTTAATAAGAGTATCTAAATCACCAACAGCAGAATTTAAGAACTCAATTGCGTCTTGGCTAAGGATAGCCATTACTGCTTTATAAGTGCGGTCAAATGCTTCTTTTTGAGCAGCTTCATCAAAAGCATTTTTATTCTTTAATGCTTCAACATAAGTCTGATTTGTCGCTGTAACGCATTTAATAATTGTACTACTTAACAAATCCATATATTTCTTATATAGTTCATTATCAGTAGTTTCTTGTAATTCTTTAGTTTTTTTTCTAATGAAAACTATTAAATAAGAAGTAAGTACTCCAAGCAAAGGAATAATACATACTTCAAAAATTTTTTGTAATAATTCCATCCAATTCATTTTTATCTCTCCTTATAACTTAAACTTTTGTTCCACCTAAAAGTTTCGCCCAAGTAGCTGGGCCCACAATACCATCAACGCCTAATCCATTTCTCTACTGGAAAATTCTTACAGCATTAGCAGTATTATCTCCAAATTCCCCATCAGCGCCATCTGGCCCACAACTAATTCTATTAGCAATTAAAATTCCTTGAAGAGCTACAACACTAGCTCCTATGCTACCTCTTTGTAATTCTGGTAATTTAATATTACAACCTGAAGTAGTTGGTACAGTTGGAGTTACTGGAGTCGGTGTAGTAGGCTGGGCTGGTGTAGTGCTATTTACTTCACCATAACGAGGTAATCCATATCCATAAATATTTCCATTGTTAATATTATATGTTCTACGAACTACTCTATCGCTAGAATTCCCTTCAATAGTTGTTACTGTTGTAGAAGTAAAACTCTCTACTAAACCAGTGTGAGAGACATCCCCAGGTCTATAAGAGAAGAAAATCTGCGCACCGACTTGTGGAGTAGTACTCCATCGACCAGCTTGTTTATAGTATTGAGCAGAATAAGCGCATCCTGCTCCAGCGCTATATTTTGGTTGGCATAAAACGTATAAAGCAGCATCTTCATCTTTATTGCAGGCTAAAAATACTACGCAATCCACAAAGACATCGCACCAAGCATATCCTTGTTTCTTTCCGTTATAAAAATCTCCAAGGTCATCTAAAATCTTTGCGAAAATGGTATAGTTGTTATGTCCAACTGAACCGCCGGCTAAGTCACTAGAACTATCTTTTTCTGAATAATTAAGATAGCTACGAGCAACATCTAAAACTTTATTAGCATTTACATCAATTGTCATAATTTAATCATCCTTCCAAAATTTTAATAACTATTTCTTTCAAATTAGAAATATTTGGAACTTGATCAATTGTATAATTATTATTTTTAATAAGTCTTAACCAAACTTGAACTAATCCACTATTTTCATTAAACATTATTAAGAGCCTCCCCTACAAGAATACTTAACTCGCCTAATGTGTTATCTACCTATTCCTGGTAAAGGGCAAACAATGTACTCAATTCACCAAGAGTTTTTTCAGTAAGTTCTTGATTTTCTGGCATTGCTTTTCTAAAGTATTCAGCTAAAGTCATTTCATCTTCATCATATTCATATCCTTCTTGCCCATCATTATCAGTATAAGGATGAATATTATATCTTTTATATACTGTATCAACATTAATTTCTAATTCATTAGGAGATTTTACTCCGCATAAAACATTACGTCTAGTAATCATTTTTTAACTCCTTTCAGGCAGCTATATGTAAAGGCTAATGAGTTTCTTTTATATTTATAATCTTATGTTTATTATAGATCTATAAATATTTATTCCATAAGCCAAATGGTTTAGCGTGCGATTTATTTTTTGATTTTTTATTTATTGTATAATAAACCCCTATTGGGCCAATTAATTTATGTAAATATTTTTGAGCAAATTTATAAGTATTAGCCCAACCTAACCAGCCTGCGATAGAAATGCAAGCGCACCACTATTTTTCATTAATATCTAAATTAGTTTCTATTGCTTTAATTAAGACATTTTTAAATCAATAATGGGTTGCTGTTGAAAATACCAACACAAAAATAAATGACCCGCTAGGAAATATTTAATTTTTATTAATTATAAGAAAGGCGCCCGCCGAAATAACGGCTCGCAGACGACGCACCACCATTCGCATAGAGACCGAAAGGACCAGCAGTAGCACCGTCAATCCAAGAACCCCTGAAATGGAGCACGCAACCAGCATAGAGATAGCCAGCATCCGCCCAGTAAGTACTACTAGAACCGCCCCATTCAACTGGCATAAAGCCAGCTTCAGAAGTACCAGCTACCATTTTATTCCAACCAGAACCATTTGCGGTTAAACCAGATGAATGAGATTCTTCAGTTGCGGTAACAGGTTCTCCAGAGAAATTATTCCAAGAAGTAATGATATTGCGGTCCGCATCAGTACGGAAGCCATCAACCCATTCATTAATATTACCCCAAAAATCTTCAATACCGAATAATTTAATATGTTCTTTAGTATTTGAACTACCATAGCACATACCTTTAGCAAAAGTAGCAGTTGAACTATTCATAGTTCCAGAAATTACCCCATCATCTGCCGCAGCATTATAACCAGTAGCATATGACAAATTAGAGCTAGAATCGTCAGTGACTCCTACTACGCCTTGGCCAAGAGCCTCTTGCCCATTACGATTACCATATTTAATTAAATATAAGCATTGTAAAGCTTTTAAGTGAGCATAAGTGGCTTGCTGATAATGATAAGTATTAGCTACTCCATTTACAGTATTTCGATTTTGGGCTGCTGCTCTAAATTGACCTATATTTTTATTAGCCGTAGGCTATACCCCAGCAATTGAACGTAAATTTCCACTATTGTCAATATAACCTTTAAAGGCCCCTTGGTAAAAGTGATCTAAATCACCTTCCGCTAAACGACTAAAAGCATCATATGTATAATTATTTTCGTCTTCAGCGCCAACTAAACTTTCATCATTAGTTATTTTGACATATAAATATTGTCCTTCTCTAGTAATGCTATAAGCAAATTTTGGAATCTCAATCATTACATCCCCATCAGTTCCAGTTAAATTAGAAGAGGTTCCATTAGAACTATCGCTCGCATCAAATGGATTTAATTTTTTAGTAAAATCATTAGGGTCTAAATAATAATTAACTTTACCATCTTTAAAGACACAAGGACGAATATCTTCAAAGATTGGCATATCATCCCAATTAGATGAACCTTTAGTCATTCCTTCTGCGTCTCCCATATAAACGCAAGAAGTATTTGGATTACTATTAGTTTCATCTATACGCAAAACATACTCCATTAATTCAGTATATCTTGCTCCAAGTTCTACGGGGATATTTGAGCTAACTTTAGCATATCCATCACCTTTTACTCTTGGATTAGAAAAAGTGATTCTATATTCTCCATACTATGAGACTGGAATTGAAATAATTCCTGCTGAATTTGAACTAGCAGAATTGTTATAAGAACCATCAAGCAAAGTTGCTGTTGCTGTTAAACCAGCAAAACCATTTAAAATTGTAATACGAATAGAACCCTACATTGCCGCCATGACAAAAGCCGTTGTCGCAATTTGATCAGAAGAATCTCCAGCTCGTGGAGTTGGAGCCATTGGAGTCCCTGTAAACGTTGGAGAATTAATATCTGCCTTTGTTTCATCTATTGCATTAATTACTGTCCCTAGAAGCTCATTTGTCGGATAATTATTTAATTTTTCAGCTAAATAAGTTAATCCTGTAGCATCTAAAAATTTTTTAACAATGGGCATTTATCATTTTACCTCCTTTTTATAAATTTTCTACTTTAATTATATCAAAAAAAAAGAAGAGAGTCAAATAACTTTTGTCTCTCTTCTTTTTTATTTTAATTAAGTATTAGGATTATTAGCTGCGGTGATAGCATTATCAATATCAGTAGTTGATAAAGCATCAATAGCAGTATAGACTTCATTGGCTGCTCCGGCAACATCATAAGCATTGGCTTCAGTAAAGGCTGCGGAACCAAGACCTTTAACAGCTACATCATCACCATCAACACTAATAGTACCATTAGTTCCACCAGTAACAATATCTGCTTTTTGTAAAGCGCTATCAGCTAAATTTAAAGAAGTTTGAACTGCATTATTTAACTTAGCTTTTGTAATGGTACCATCAGTAATAGTAGCAGTTACTTGATGATTAGCATCAACATTAACAACTACCATATCGCCAGCTTGAGAGCCAGAAGTAACATATTCAATTAAATCGCCAACATTAATATAAAGTTTATCATTTGTAGCATTAGCAAGAATTAATTCAATATAAGTACCAGCATCCTTGCCAGCGGGATTGGTAACAACTGCACCGCTTGAAACAACCATGTCTTTAGGAATATCAATAACAGCACCAATACCAGTTCCATCTTTAGTTAATTGGTAAGAAGCAGAAGCTCCAGCGCTAGCAGTCGCAAGTTTAGTCATGCTATATTCTGCTGCAGCTGGAATATCAAGATAAAGACCATCTGCTTTTAATTCCAATTCATTACCAGCAGCGGCGGAAAGTTTTACAGCAACCTTAGGATCTCTTGCAGTGCCAGAAATAGTAACAGAATTATCTGCCGCTGTTACGCTATCAACCTAACCCTTTTTATTAAGTTCAACAACAATTTTTTGCCATAAATAAGTAGTACCAGTTTGGTCTAAAAATTTTTTTGTAGTTAAAGCCATTTTATATTATCTCCTTTGTTTTTTAAATATTTATATTAAGATAATTTATTAACGATTATCAATAATATTAGCTTCAGATATATCTTTGCCATCAGGCATAAGAATACTAATATCACCATCAGTACCTTGAAGTACCATATCTTTACCAATAGTAAGTTTAAAATCACCAGTTTGGAGTCCAGGATAAGCAGCCTTTTCGTCATACACTACAGCATATGGACCAACAGTAACTTTAGAATCACCAACTTTTCCAAGAACACCAGAAGCACCATTAGCAGTAATAGAACCACCGTTAAGTTCTACTTCACCTGCGCGCATTACAATACCAGCGCCTTCAGAAACAATTTCGCCGCCATTCATAACAAATTTACCATTATTAGGCATGTATACACCACAAGCAGTATATCCATTAGATTGAATATGAGCAGTAAGTTTACCACCATTCATTATCACCTAAATATTTCCTTGCCCACTAGTTCCATTACCTTGAATTGGACAATTATCATAACATTCAATTTCTCCACCATTCATTTCAAGAATAGCTCCTGTAGTAACAAGAATACCAGATTCTTGAGCAGTAACTTTGCCATCATTTAAAATAACTTTAGAGTTAGTTCCAGTTGCATTAATTGCAACATCATTTTTACTAGTAACAATGGCATTATCTAAAGTTACCGTGCCGCCAGAGACATATACTGGTCGTCCAAGACTTTCAAGTTCGCCATTTTTAAGAACTAATTCACCGCCAGCGCAATTTACTAAATAGCTATTACCATTAATTTTATTCCCGTCAAGATTAAGAGTAACTTTTTTCCCAGTAGGAATAGAAATATAAGAATCCATTTGCATGTTTTTATTTAAGGTAATTTCTACTTCTGGCTCGTCATTGGCGATCATAGCTACAAGACTATCTTTATCAGTAATAACTCCTGTTTTACCAGAAAAAAGAATACGATTTAATTCTGCGCGACTAATGGCTTCAATATCAGTCTCTTTTACATATGGGGTTAAGTCAACAAAAGTACCTAATTCATCCCAAATTTCACCAGTCCAAACGGCATTAATACCAGTATCTTCAAGATTATATACGTCACCAATTTCTTTTTCTTCAATTGCCTGAAGAGCTTCAAGATCTGTGACAGAACCTTTTACATGATAGGCAGAAGTGGCTTTTGCTTCGACACGCTCTAAATCAGCAGTAGTAGCATAATCGTTTAAAGTAGCAGAACGCACATAATCGGATAAATCTTGTTCTTCTGGAATATCAGATTTTTTTGCGTAATCTCCCAAAGAATTTATTAAATTAGTAACTTCAGAGGCTTGAGCATAATTAGCTAAATCTGTAGTATGGACTAAATCTTCTGGAAGAACTATTTGCTCACCGCGATTAAGTTTATTACTTAACTCTGCTTGAATATAAGCAACTAATCTTTCAAGACCTTCCTGGTCTAAATATGTTTTTTTATCAGCCAATTTTAATCACTCCTTTCTAAACATTTCATCAATGCTACTTAAAGAAATACTTTTAATTTCAATATCTCCCTAAATAATTTCACCATTTAAAGTAGGTTTATTTTCTAAATCGTTATAACTTAAAGAAGGAGTCGCAGCAACTCCTGTGTCAACCGCGCCGACAAACCAATTCCCATTTGCGCCAATATATGGAATATCTCCTGGTTTGCCAATAAGAGATTGAATCCACTGTTGTTCAGAACCAGAATATCCATTTTGTACAGCAATTTCATAGGCAGATTTACCATCTTGCCCTTTCAAAGCCCCAGCCCCTGCGAGAGAAGCTTTAATATATTTTTTACATAATGCATAAGTTACAAGATCGATAAGTCATCGCCTCTTTTCCTTAAAGGGCTACCCATTCGCCAGTACCATTTTTTATATAAACTTCACCATTTGAAGTACAAATAGCAGTACTTCCTGGGGCACTATCACGAGAGAGCTTTTTAAGATCATCAGGAGAGTCGATCACATATTCATTAACTAGGTATTTAACTTGACCATTAGTAGAAATTAAATTAACAGCCATTATTAAAATCCTCCTTTTCCCTTAAAATCTTTCTATTATTTTTGTGTTTTAAAATAATCAAATTTTATTATTTTGGCCTAATAAGAGGCAGCCTGCGGTTTCCCAAAATTTTTCACAGTTTTTATTAAAAAATTTAGTAAACCGCAAGCTGTCATTACTTCAAAAATTTTTAGTAAATTTTTTGGGACAAAATTTAAAAATATTCTTTCCACAAATTTTACATAAGATTGGTAAGAGCGATACAAATTTTTACAGAAAAGAGGGAAAGAAATGTATAATTATTACCAGCAATAGCCAAACTCTACAATGCCAATTAATCCTCGTCCAAATGTGCTACCTCCTCAGCCATTTGTATGATCAAAGAGTCTAGTACCGAAGAGAAACAAGTTCTTTCAACTAAATTACAACAGTTAGCTACCAAAATAAATAAATGATTACCGCGATCATTAATGGGATAATATGGGAAGTACAAATTGTACCTCCTACTTTCCCGGCTTTATTTACAGGCGATTCTTTTACTCTTGGTTGTTGCGATAATAATACTCATATGATTTATATAGCTGATGGTCTAAGTGAGAACAAGTTTTATAAGGTATTAGGTCATGAGATGACGCATGCAGCTATGTTTAGTTATGGGGTATAGCTAACATATGACCAAGAAGAATTATTAGCTGATATAATTTCTACTTATGGTAAAGAAATTGTAATGGTAACTAATAAAGTATTTAAAAAAATTAAGGGTAATGCTTTTTATTAAGCATTACCCTTTTTATTATTTTATATTAAGTATAAGTGCCTCCTATAGCGGAGCCATAACAACCAGATGTACAATCGGTGGCACATCCATTAATGCATGAAGAATCACATGAATTCATACATTCTCCTAATCCACATCCAGCCTTTACTGTTTGAGTACATCCCCCACTACAAATACCAACACAAGCTCCACGACAATTATGATTAGATGAAGTTAATTCAGCATTTAACATATCATCAGTTAGCCAATCATCATATATATTAATAGCTTTTCCATCTCCAAAAATTTTTTCATTACTATGTACAGAATCATTATTATTATTTATAAAATCAGTTGTTCTTAAATTTGGTATATCATTAATTACTAAACAAGCATTAATTAAATCTCCAATTTTATTAATATTATTATCATTTTCAGTAAAATAATAATCATTAGAATTATCTAAAGCAGTTCCAGCTTTTTGTCTCTAAGCTGAAGTAAGTAAAGGTCGATTATTATAAAGTGTTATAATAGCATTTTTCAAATAATTTAAGCCTTCAGCCGTGATAATTTCATTAGTGCATATAGGAATTTGGTTATAATTTCCTTGGGGAGTAACTTTATTATCTTTTGCATGTGATATTGTCCCACCATTAACATTTAAAAAATAGGCTCCAGTCCAGCTTTGGTAATCCTAACCCAATGAATTAAAATTAAATCCGAAATTAGTAATATTAATACTAAAGTCTTCTGTAGTGCCAATATCAATTACTGTTTCTGAAATACCAATACCAGAAATATAACTTCCATCCGAAGAGGCCCTACATTGGAATTGCCCTTGGCTATAATGATAATTACCAATAAAAAACATTTCTCCACCATTTGGACTTAAAGCAACTCCTGCTGGTATGTTATTCCAATTTCCAAGATTAGAAGTTTGAGTAATTCGTAATCCTTTAAAATAAAATTTTCTAGTATCATTTTCATATGGGTATATATAATCCATAGTTAACTAAAGCCCATGATTTTTTTGATTTGATTGAAATGTAATACTTGACATTAAAATTTTTTTCTCTCCTTTCTTTTTATGATTTTACTCAATAGGATATTGGAGAGCTTTTAATAGGTTTAATTCCTCTTGAGATATAATTTTTAAGCATTCTTCATCAGGAAGCCATAATTTAAATCTAATATTTTCTTTATGTTTCCAATAGTATAAATTCCAAAAGTAGGCATTGGCAAGAGCACGGGCTTTATGCATGATACATATATAAGTGGCGCGATGATTAAAATCTCCACCACTATCTTGATAATTATACGCTTGACACCAAGCGCATCCTTCTGCAATAGGACAATTTATACATTCTTCTGTTGATTGAGTAATGCGGTTTACTGCTTTAAGTGAAAGAATACAATTACGGCATTTAGCATCTGTCATTATTCCAGTATTTACATTACCAATTATAATAGGCTCAACTTGATTCCCTAATGAAGACTCCATATAACGAATACAAGGATATATATCACCTTTCCAATCAACAGAAATCATTGAGCCATTTCCGCCACACCAATTTTGGCTATCTGTTCTATCTTTTGGTTTAAAAAAGTTTTTTTGATACATGGCAATAAGAACTTTATCTTCTAAATCATTTTCTAAAAGATAATCACTTAATTGTTTTAATTGATTATAAAGAATAGTAGCATGCTCTTCAGTCCAACCTTTTTCAAATACACAATTAAGATTTATTTCAGTGTATCCTTGGTCAATTAATCCTTTTACTGCTTCAAATGTATATTCTATATTAGCGGGGGCCAATGTCATTTTACTACCCATATTGCCGCCTAATACATCTATATAATGACGTACTGCTGCAATTGCTTTATCATAACTACCTGAGCCGTTCGGGAAGATACGGCAGGCATCATGAAGTTTTTTATTTCCATCAATAGAAATATTAAAACTTAAATGATCCATCCATTTCTTGATAAAAGCTTGAACTTTTGGCTCAAAATATAGTGTACCATTTGAACTAATAGATATACGCCAATTATACTGCCAAGGATGGTCAGTTTCAATCATGCGTTTAAGAAAATATTCCATAATCTAATCCATTAAATCAACTTCAAGAAATGGTTCTCCGCCAATAAACTCAATAATAATAGCATTACAGGCTCTAGTATCAATATACTATTGAGTATTTTCATCATTTTCAAGAAGCATATCAATAAATTTTTGAGCTACTTCAAATGGCATTGAATGAGTTCCTTTATTTATCTAATAACAATAAGTGCATCTTAAATTACAAGCATCTGTTACTTGAAAAGTTACATTTGCTGTCTAAATTTTATTGGTCTCTTTATGTCTATCATATGGATAAGGATAAAACCGAGATATCATATCTTGATATTGCTCGGTTCTAGTTACTTTATTATTCATCTGGCAAAGTAATGCTTACAACGCAATCAGAATAATTAAGAGACCAATTAAGAGCTTTCTTATCAGTTGCTGGCATTACATATTCTTTTTCAATAATATCTTTTGCTTGCTCAAATTCAAGAAATTTTTCATCATATTCTTTCTAATATCTTTGCATACGCTCTTCTGGAATTTCAATATTATTTTGCATAATATATAAAAGAATATCTCTACGAGAATCACGCTCAACGTTTGCTCTCTAAACTTTAGTACGTAATTCTTCTGGAATTGTAATAGTTTTTATCATATTAAAAAAACTCCTTTTACACCTTATTTTTATATTATAAGTATAACATAAAAATTTTTATTTGTCAATTAATTATATTCTAATCATTAAGATGTAATTGATCCTAATATTTGGCTTCTACTAAATGGAATAAACTATCTCCTTCATGATTTCCACCTAAACTATTATAGGTTCCATGTTCAATGACTAACATTTCATATTCATGAACAGTTATAACATGTTCTGGAGCAAGCATCTTACGGCATTCTTGTTTAAAATAGGCTCCTTCTATAGAGAGAACTCCATTTCTAATTATGCCAATTTTGTCATTGACTTCTTCGTCAGCCTTATTAGATTTTTGCTCTAAATTTTGTACTACATTTATAACTCGTCCATAACATTCTTCCATCTTTTTTTCCATATTGGTATTTTGTTCTTTAAATTTTTCATCAATAGCTTTTAAAGTATCGTTTTCATTACGTTTTTTTTCAGAAATTATTAATTTAACATGGTGACGAACTACAAAAGCCATCCCACTGCAAATAAGAGTAAATACAACTTCAATCCAATATTTTGCAATCCACTCAAGCAATTTAAACACCTCTTCCTTATATTGGAGATAATTCCCCTTCTATTATATATTAGAAATTAAAGATAGGTGTTTTAATAAAAGCTGACCTTAACCCCAGTTAAAGTCAGCTTTTCTCTTTTTATTTTCCAAAACTATTGAAGCCCCAATGCATATAGCATCGCTTTCATCTTGTGAAACTTTTTTATTAAAATGCTCTAATACATATGCTTGCGCATTTTTCTTTTGTTCTGGACGAGTGCGTCCTTTAATACTCAATTTTGATTTCCAAGTATTAGAACTTACTATATGATATGAATGGCCCTATTCCGCTAAATATTCTTGAGTAACTCCAAATATTTCTGCTAAAACTTTAAAAGTCTAAACATTATTTATCTAAGACTACATCTATATATCTTCAAAAGCCACTTCTTCAATATCATTATCACAAATTAATTTTTCAATATGTTTACGATAATCAACTAATCGTTCTCCAATATCATCAGATTTTAAAGTAAAAGTTCCACTATCTATTAGTATATCATCTTCAAATACTGCCCATCCGCTTGTACGACTTGCTTGATCTAGCGCTAATAATCGCATTAAGTGGCTCCATTAAGAAATTGATTTAATTCTTCTTGTTTTAAAGTATCAGTATTAAAAACAGGAGCAAAGGCATCACTTAAAGTCGTACTTCCAAAGCCACCAGTTCGAAGTCCTTCTGTAAAATCATCATCAGTGAGATAATATTTTTCAATAACTCCCTAACCAATGCGGTCGCCTTTTTTAAACATTACGTCATGCTTAAAAGGATAAATAGCAAACATAATATGTCCTTCATTATCTGGATTATTATAATAATCACTATCAATGACCCCAATGCCATTAGCAAGCATTACATTATACTTTTTAGGAGAAGAACTTCTAATAGAAAGACGAAGTTCATAACCATCATCAATTTGCATTTTAATTCCAGTAGGAACATAGGTTACTTGATTATATGGGCAAAATGTATCTTCCGCGACAGTAAAATCATAACCTGCGCTGCCTGTCGTTGCGCGGGCCGGCAAAACCGCATCAGGATATTTACTAACTCTTTCAAACTTCATGGTATTCTACCTCGAATTGTGCTTCTGGTTCTTTTTCGTTAGCAAACACAAGTTGGGCTTTTACAACTTGATATTGGTCAACAACTTCGCCTTTAACCTTAATATCTTTAGTAGTATAACTAAAAGCAGTAAGTTCAAAGAGCGGATTATGCTTTAATTCTTCATGAAGTTGCTCTACTTCAGCAACAGTATGGACACGATAAGTATTAACAGTCTTTAACAAATATTTAACCATTTTTAATCTAACACCTCAATCTCAATATTTTCAATTCCATATGTAGTGCGGCTGGTTTCACGCATGCGGTCAGCCACTTCATCAGCCATAATACCTTTAAGTACAATTCTATCATATTCATGAGATGAATATTCTGTAATCATACCTTGAATAACTTCATCAATAGTTCCATTAAATAATACAGTAGTATCATCTGGAGAAAGTTTTACTACCTATTGGTGCATATCAAATGGGTTAATATAACAAAATATTACTGGCATGAAATTACCCCCCAGTCATAATTAAATAACATAAACATAAATACGCCTTTTTCATTTTTAATCCAACACTCAATAGCATCTTCTGTATCAGCTTTATTAATTTGTTGAATTACTCCAATATTTTGAAGACATTCAAGGACAATATCTTCAACATTTTCTTCATATCTCATATTTACATTGAAAACAGTATAATAATGAATATCATTACATAAAAGCATATAATATCCAGTATCATTTTTATGAGTATGAGTATATGCTTTAATTAGTTCTTTTCCTTCTTTTAATTGGGCATCTGTTATTAAAGATGGCAATTGTGCAATAATCATTTTATTTAATTCATATTCAGTGATTCCAAGATTAAGCATTGCATTTTTATCAATTTCTTTTTCTTTCCATCCAAATGCTTTTCCGAGACCTTCATCATAGTATTCATATAATTTATTATCACTAGTACAATAAATTATATCACCTGGCTCGGCAACAATATTCTAGCTTAAATATTCAGTTGTTCCAAGATTTCTCAAAATAACAACTCCTTTCTTTATAAGAATATTTTATCATATTTTTTTTTATCTGTCAATTATATTAAAAATTTCCAAAAGCATTTTTTATTCTGGAAGTCGGAGGCAACATACCTTTGCGGCCGGAGGAGCCTAAGAGACTTTCAAGTTTCAACAAAAAATTTCATAGGGAACTGCGCGAACCAGATTAACCGCCACGTCATAATCCAGACCTTGCCGAGGCGGTTGAGCGGATTCGCGCAGTTCCCTATGAAAAAAATGGGAGATTAAGTAATTAAATACTTATCTCCCATTATCATATCTAATGTAATATTATCTCTTTCCCAGTAAGGAATACGAACTAATGGAATATTATGAGAAAGAGCATATTCATTTTTTTCTTTATCTCTTTGTTGAATGATTTCTAATGTTGTTCTCCATTCAGGCACTTCTTGATAATGCTATTCCCCATCAAATTCAATAAGTCGTATAATTTGATTATCTTTTATAATAGCAAAATCATAAGATTTTTTTGGCATTTCAAGAAATCTATATTGTTCAATAAAATTTATATTATTATTATTTAATATATCCGCAATATTAATTTCTCCAATAGATTTATGTCTACAACCACAAGAAATTGTTCTGTTTTCATCTTTTCGTTTTAAATTATGTCCTCTAATACTTTTAATTTTCCCACAATCGCATTGACATATCCAATAAACTATCCCAGTTTCTTTTGTTTTTAATTCATCTTTTTCTAAAACTGTTAAAAATCCAAAACGCTAACCAATTAAATTATCAATAGTACCGTTTTTTGCTTTTGATTCCATTATTTGCTATGTACGATAGCATCCACAACTAATAATTTCTCCTCTTCTTAAAGATGAACTTTTTATACTTTTTATTTTGCCGCAATCACACTAACATATCCAATAACTACCAGAATTAGTTTTACGGGTATTGTCTTTATATAAAACAGTTAAGCGTCCAAAGCGCTTGTTAGTTAAATCAATTAATTTTGACATTCCAAAACACTCCTCTCATATAAATATGACTTTTCTTTTGGAATGTATAAAATAAAACGCCCAAAAAATTTTGGACGTTTTATTTTAATTAATTAATGGATACACTCGTAACGAGAGCTATCAAGTTTATCCATCATAAGGTCGAAAGCAGTTTTACCCTTCATTACCTGTTCAAAAAGAACAGGGCTGAAGCCAGAAACATACGATACGCCATCCTTAACGGTCATAGGAATATTGTTCTGGCGAGCCTGAACACACCAATAGACCAAGTTAGGCATCTTATATCCAGCCTGATTCCACTTGCGCTCGATGTTCTCCATCAGAGTACCATTGCAAGAACCATAGTAGCCACGCTGAGCGTCGAACTCCATGTCGCTCACAACAATAATGCTCTTAGGAAGATCAGCCTGAGTGCAATGATTGTTAATCGCAGTACGAAGTACCATATCGAAAGCAGCTTCAATATTGGTATTTTCGCACAAATTAGTGCTGTAAATGCGCTGAACCTTATCAACAAAGTCGATACCAGCAGTCTCAATCAACTGCGGGCGAGAACTAAAGCTGATATAATGGCCAGCGAAAGGTCCACGGGCACGCTCAGCAGCATACAGACCGATAGAAATTGCTACATTAATAGGAGCGCTGGCTTCAGTACCCCACATGGAACCAGAGGTATCAATCATGCAGAGGGCATCCAAAGTGCAGCCATTGAAGTAGTCCTTCAAGTTGGTCCAGTACTTATTAATAGCAGCACGCTCAACGGGATCAATGTCGGTCTTGCGATTCCAAGAGTAATAACCTGTATTAGTCAGGTTATAAGCCTTAGCAACAACCTCATAAGGATAAAGAGTTCCTGCATTAACAGTAGTCTTTTCGTCCTTAACGAAGTGCTCATACTTAGCCTTAATCATATCGCGGCGAGCGAACGCATTACGATACACAAGGCCGGCCTTAGAAGGAATCTTATCAAACTCGATTTCCTCCCAGCGATTCTCAGACATAAGACGTTCCAGCACCTTAATACGCTCACGGAGCACAGACAAAGTCTTACGATACTCCTTGTGATTCATATGAAAAGCCTTGCGGGTCTTATTGGCAAGCTCACGAGACTTAAAGCTAGAAGTATTTTCGCTCTTGAGCCACTTAGCCAACAAAGAAGGAGTCTTGCACTGAACATCAAGCATAAGCTGCTTACGCATCAGCTCAAAAGCATTCTCTTCCAGCTTAGTACCAATGAACTCATAGAGGTCATCCCAGCGACCAAACTCAGGCACAAACTCCAGATTACGACGCATAGCCTCGGTCTGGTGGTCAGCAAGCCAACGAGTTACAACACGGAAGAAACGACGCTCACCCTGACCTCCACGCACATCACGCAGATAAAACAGGCACTTCAGAGCATGAGCTTCATCCTCGTCAAAAGCCTTCTTGAAAAGGAAGATACAATCCTCATCGCTACGAGTACGATAAGCTGCGCCCATAGCAAACAGGTCAAGCAGACCAGACATAGTGCTCTTATGAGTCAAAGCACCATTCTCAGTATAAGTGTAGTTGGTCGCATTCTTCATTCCATTAAGCAAAGTATTAGTCATGTTTATTTTCTCCTTTTTCACATTGATTCCTCTTGGACAAGAGGAATTATTTTTATTTTTTTCTTAATTTCTATATATATTATATAATATTTTTTTTAAAAAATCAATTATTAGAATTATTTAATGTGTTAAAACCGTAACAATACCAAGGTTCGGGCATTTCTTTATTCATTATATCTTCAATTCTTGAAGTAATTAATGATAAAATTAAAGTTTCATCTTCTGCGGTTATTTTTTGATTAAAAGTAGTTTCTAATAATTTAAACCAAGGATCATTTAATACTCCTTCTGGAATATTAATATTAAATTCTTTAATTAAATCATCTTTATATTTCCGTAAAAGATATAAATTTATTTTATAAAGTCTATCAGTTTGTTTTTCTAAAGACTAAATCTCTTTTACCCATTCTAATATTTTATTAGTTAAATGAGATTTAGTAGCTAAATATTCATTCATAATTTTTTCCTCCTATTTTTGTAAGTATATACATATTTTACAAAAATTTTTGGAAAAAGTCAAGTTAAAAAGAAATATGCGCTTTACCAATTTTTTTAATAGATTTATTATTTTTAATATAGATAATCACTATAAAATTATTAAAAAATTTGGTAAAGCGCATTTTCCTTGGTGGGACTGGGGGGAATCGAACCCCCGACCTCTCGATTAAAAGTCGCTTGCTCTGCCGACTGAGCTACAGTCCCATAAAATGAGTGGGTATAATATTAATAATTACACCCACTGCCAACAGAAAAGGAGTTTATCATTGATTAACGGTTCAATAATTAAAACCTTTATATGTCCCAAACTATAAGTAAGAGATTACTGGAGCGAGACACCGGATTCGAACCGGCCCTTACGGCTTGGAAGGCCGTCGTGCTAACCGCTAACACTAGTCCCGCAAAAACTAAAGGTTAGGTGGCTAATATATTTCAATTTATATAAATAGTTCTTTCTAACACAGGCCCCACAAGCATCTGCATTAATGGTTAGGAACTATAAAGCCATGTAAGGTGCTACCCTACTTATTTATAAATAATTGGCTGTTCATCAAACTCCATTTAATGAGGACCGCTTTGTCACTTATTAAAAGCCTACGTAGTTTATAACTCTACTAATCTCACACCAATTATCCATTTTAGCCTGGTGCCCGAGGGGGGATTTGAACCCCCAATCCGTTTCCGGCCTGGGATTTTAAGTCCCATGCGTATGCCTAATTCCGCCACTCGGGCATATCTAATTTATTTTATATTTTTAACAAGGCACAAAATTAAGATAAATAGTTTTCTAGACTATCGCGTAAACCATTCCGCCAAATTGGGACATCCCAACTACAGGATTTGAACCTGTAACCTCTTAAAAAAAGAGAAGTTTGCTGTATATGCCTTTTATTTATTTATTTTCATTAAATTCTTCTTCAGAACAATAATCCCAACCACAATAGCTCAAAGCATCATCATAATAACTTTCCATATCTTCTTCAGAATCCCAATCCATATGACCTGTTAACATATATTCATAAGATTCTGCATTTTGATAAGCCATATCATCGGAATATGCTCCAATTTCTTCATCGGTAATATCGTCTTCAAAAGCAACATATTCTTCATAATCACAGCCGCAATAGCCGTTTCCACCATAAAAACGAACATATTTCATAATTAAAATCCTTTCAAGACACCAGAAAACAAATCAAATCTTCTAAATAAAAATGGCGATTTTATATAAATTGCTGCAAGTGTCTTTTTTATTTATTTTTTATCTCATTTTCTATATATATTATATAATATTTTTTTTAAAAAATCAATTAGGAAATCTCTTTTTTTAATTCTTGGCCCAAAATGTTCGTGCTGCCCGATTACTCCAAGTCCCAAGCTTGGCGTGTTACTGTTACACCACATTCTGGATATACGAGACACTTATTTAACCTTAATAGCGGCCAAAATATAATTGCTGTATGTGTCTCTCTTAACTTTCTATATATATTATATAATATTTTTTTTAAAAAATCAATTAAGAAATTTCTTTTTCTTTAAAATCTAATTCAATTTTCATATGCTATTACTTCATGAACTGAAACATATAACATACCTGGCCTATAATCAGCATATACAACAGGCTTTTTCTAATAGTAAATTTTTATATTACTATGGTCATTTAAAGTCAGCCAAATATATTTTACATTATCTTTATACTATGGATCTTTGATCCGATATTCCTAACCAGGAGCAACTATATATCGTGAATAATTAGGTTCATTAAATTCAATAAAAGCACCATAATCGCCAATTACAATTCTTTTATATGAAAAACATATCAAAGTTCCATTCTTACTATATAATGGCCCACCTCCATCTAATGATAAAAACGATGGAATATTTTCTAAATATAACTAACGATATTGCTAAGACAAATTAAAAGGTAATTTTTTATATTTATACTAATTAGCTAAATTAGCTTCAATCTAAAGAGTATTCATAATAATCTTTTTCACTCTTATCCATAATCATTTGTCTCCGCAAATCCATCATTGTATAATTAATAGAAGGGGCATAATTTTTTCTTTTCCTACGATGTCCTTTATTGCGAGTCTTTGCAGAACACATAGGACAACTACAATGAATTTTATTTTTTGAATACTGATGTAAATTATCGTACATCCCATATTTTCCTTTATAATTAATAGGTTGAATAGGATTATTATAAATTGAATAATCCCACCACATACGATCATTTAAATCAATTTCTCTTTTTCTCTTGGCTTTTGTGTAATCTTTATACCTACGCCATGCTCTACCTCTCATACGCAAAACCTCCAAGATATTAATTTTTTTAATGGCGGGGGCGGTGGGACTCGAACCCACACAGGGCAGTTTTAGAGACTGCTGTGACTACCATTACACTACACCCCATGGCACTCCCTGTTCGGAATCGAACCAACGCCTGATGGGTTAGAGCCATCTGTGCTACCATTACACCAAGGGAGGATATATTAAAGAGTAAAGTTTTTTTCTTTACTCTTTAATTATATTAAATTTTTTCTACTTTGTCAAGCTTTAGTCTTAAGACTAGCGATCAAAGCATCATGCTCCTGTGCGGCAGCATTATAAGCAACAAAAGCATCATTGTAATAATCCTGCATTTTAGCCAAACGCTGCTTTGCGGTCTCAACATCAAGACCAGCCTGCATAGCCTTCTTAGAAGCACGATCAAGACGCTTTGCTGCAATCTTTTCATTACACCGAGCTGCCGCAAGCCGCTTACCAGTTTCAAGATCAAAATTATCATCAGGATGACAAATAGCCACACCGCGAACAGTCTTACCAGCATAAGTACTTACAGCAATAATGCGATTACCATTAGTATAAAAACGATACTTAGACAGAGGATAATTCATAATTTTTCAATTCCTTTTCTTTTTATTTATTTTATTTACATATATATTATACAATATTTTTTTATAAAAATCAATAAAATTTTCTTTATATTAAACAAAAATTGCCTTCTATATATAACTTAATTTCTTACTCACCAAGCTCCGGTTTCCCTACTTGATCTGTCGAGTAACTTATCTCGCACTCCTACCTACCATCAGAAATTTTTATCATATATAAAAGGCTCTTTTCGCCACAACCCCAGTTGATATTTCCAAGTTAATACTTGTTTATCTCATCCAGCCTTTATTTGGGGCAAGCTGTTTCAACCAGAAGAAGGGAAACTTTTATTAACGTAGTGAGAATGCTACAACACAATAATAATAATTTCAAATAAATATACTACCCAAAATAATTGCCCTTTCGCTACAATACGCGGTTTAAGTTAAACATGTCCCTTAAACAACTTCATCCCCCAGGCACTGATCGCCAAAATAGGATATAGACAAATTTTTAACGTCTTACTGTCAGACGCTTCAATAGATGCCCCTTTTGGCGGGCAACCATTGTCAATCATCTATTGAAGATTTGGAGCTGCATGCTGGACTCACACCAACTTTCACCGGCACCCCATGCAAAACTATTGCTGAACCGGAATTTGTCAAAACTATTTTACGGCGGCTCGTTTACTTTGCCTTATGCAGCATATATATGACGGGAGGTTATATTATTCTGGGGCCTCCCCAAATTTTCGCCCAGTCGTAAACTCTTTGGGTTTTCTTTTCGGTTTTGGCTACGATTAACCGCAAATCGTGTCAGTGTGCTATCACGCTAAAAAGTT